AAAGATCTGTTCATAAAGCAAATATTAAATATATTTATCATAATATGCGAATTTTACAACATGAATACAAAGATTGTTGTCAATTTGTTTTTTCTGGGTCTAGAAAAAACAGTGAATATATAATACCAAAAATATTAAAATTCGGAAAACAATTATGGAATGTTGATATGCAGTATTTTATTAAAAATAAAATTTTATGAGCTGGGAAGTAGGAAATCAAAAGAGTAGAAATAAAGATAAGGATATAAATAAAATAATAATGGAGAAAGAAGGTTTCCTTGACGAAAGAGAAGCTAAACTTTTGCTTTATAGATTCCTTAGAGAGAATCCATCTTTTACTTCTGAACTATTAACTGGCGTTCAACTCTTTCCATTTCAACACATGGCAATCAAAGCCATGTTTAATACTGATTATTTCTTAGGGATCTGGAGTCGTGGTCTTTCAAAGTCGTTTACTACGGGCGTATTTGCCATTCTAGATGCCATAATGAACCAAGGCGTGCATATTGGTATTATATCTAAATCTTTTCGTCAGTCTAAAATGATATTTAGAAAGATTGAGGACATATCAAAGACGGTCAAAGCCTCCATGTTTGCAGAGACCATTTCAAGGGTTTCTAGGGGTAATGACGAATGGTTTATGGAGATTGGTAGATCCAGAATAACTGCATTGCCATTAGGTGATGGTGAAAAGCTTCGCGGTTTTCGTTTTCAAAGAATGATTATTGACGAATTTTTATTGATGCCAGAAAAAATATTTACCGAAGTAATCACTCCATTCTTAGCTGTTGTAGAAAATCCAACAGAAAGACAGAATATGTATGATGCTGAAACCAAACTTATTGCGGAAGGTAAAATGGCTGAAGATGAAAGAACTATTTGGCCTCAGAATAAAATTATTGGCCTTTCCTCCGCAAGTTATAAGTTTGAATATTTATATAAGCTTTATCAGCAATATGAATATTTGATAATCAATAAAGATAAACAAGACATTGCCCATAGAGTCATAATGCACTTTAGTTATGACTGCGCTCCAAGCCAATTATACGACGGTCCAGCATTACAGCAAGCAAAGGCAACATTAAGCGAATCCGCCTTTCAGAGAGAGTATGGAGCCGTATTCACAGATGACTCAAGTGGCTACTTTAAAGTTAGCAAAATGATGGCTTGTACTATTCCAGATGGGGAAGGTCAATCTGTTGAGGTGGCTGGTGATGCCAATGCAAAATATATATTAGCTTTTGACCCAAGTTGGTCTGAATCGGATGGATCTGACGATTTCGCCATTCAAATCATTAAACTTAATCCAGAAAAAAATACAGGAACATTAGTTCATAGTTATGCTATGGCTGGAACGAACTTAAAGAGTCATATAGATTATTTTTATTATCTATTAACTAATTTTAATATCGTAGCTATTGTTGGTGACTATAACGGCGGAGTTCAGTTTTTAAATTCAGCTAATGAAAGTGAATTATTCAAAAAGTCAAAGTTAAAAATAGAAACTTTTGATGCTGATTTTGACAATCTGCAAGAGCATCACCAAGCAATTAAAGAAGCTAGAAATCAATACAATTTCACTTCAAAAAGAATATGTCATTTAAAGAAGCCAAGCTCTTCTTGGATAAGATTTGCCAATGAATTGCTTCAATCAGCATTTGATCATAAAAAAATACTATTTGCTGGAGCTGCAATGAATGACAGTTATTCAAGACAAAGGTCAAAAGATATTCCTCTTGACAAAATTAAGTTTTTAAAAACAGGAGAAGAAGAAAAAGAATATGGAGCTAAAATAATTGATTTTATTGAGCATCAAAAAGATATGATGGATCTTACAAAAGCTGAATGCGCTTTAATTCAGCCCAGCACAACTGCTAATGGAAATCAAACATTTGATTTACCAAGCAATTTAAAAAATCAGAAAGGTCCAGACAGAGCCAGAAAGGATTCTTATTCCGCATTAGTTTTAGTAAATTGGATGATGAATATTTATTATGACATGATGCAAGTTCCAGAGGAAACTCAATTTTCATTTACCCCAATGTTCATAAAGTAACTTTGTGAACTTTTAAGTGTAACATTTCATATGTCAGATAAAAGAAAGTATAACAAAAAATCAGATTATTGGAATAAATTTTCAGAGCAGAAGCAATTGAATCAACCAATTAATCCCAACTTTCAACAAGGCATTCCACCAATATCTTCTGGAGAGCCATTTTATACATCTGACGCTTCAGTATCTATAGCAAATTATACAAGATCTGGAGATTCAAATTCTGCATCCAGAACTTCGCAAACAAGAATAAATAGAGCTGGAATATCTAATACTCAAGGAAGGTTTAGTAGCATAAGAATGGGCATGATGCCCTATGAATATGCGGCTGACGGCGTAAACGTAAGAGAAGCTATTGAGTTATGTCAAAAAGCTTATGCGAATGTGGCTGTATTCAGAAACGCAATTGATACAATGGCTGAATTTGCAAATGCAGAAATTTATTTAGAACAGGGAAATAAAAGTTCTCGCGATTTCTTTTATAGATGGTTTAATAAAATTAGACTCTGGGATTTAAAGGATCAATACTTTCGCGAATTTTATAGAAGTGGTAATATATTTTTATATAGGGTTGATGGTAATTTATCTTTAGAAGATTTTAATTTACTTTCAAAAACTTATGCCGCAGAAGGTTTAAAAAAAGATAAAATACCACTTAAATATATTTTATTAAATCCTTTTGATATTGTAGCTAAAAGAAGTACGGTTTTTTCAACAGGTGCATATGAAAAAATTCTTTCCGAATATGATATGGAAAGATTGCGTAATCCTAAAGACGAATATGATCAAGAAATTTTTGACGCCCTACCTCCAGATATAAAAGAAAAAATTAAGAAAGGCCAATATTATGCTAGTGGTCTTTTAATTAAACTTGAGAATGATAAATTGAGTTATTCTTTTTATAAAAAGCAGGATTATGAACCTTTTGCTATTCCCTTTGGTTTTCCTGTTCTGGAAGACATAAACGCAAAGCTAGAATTGAAAAAAATGGATCAAGCAATAACAAGAACTGTGGAAAATGTTATTTTGCTTATCACAATGGGGGCGGAACCAGAAAAAGGAGGAATCAACGCTCAGAATCTACAAGCGATGCAGCAATTATTTTTAAATGAAAGTGTTGGCAGGGTTTTAGTTTCTGATTATACGACGAAAGCAGAATTTATTATTCCAGACATTTCAAAAATCATAGGTCCAGCAAAATATGAAGTTTTAAATGAAGATATTAGAATTGGTTTGCAAAATATCATGGTTGGGACTGAAAAATATAATACTACAGAAGTAAAAGCAAGAATTTTCATGGATAAATTAAATGAAGCTAGAAGAGCTTTTTTACATGATTTTTTAAATAGAGAAATTAGAAGAGTCTCGCTATCTCTAGGATTTAGAAATATTCCTGTCGCCAAATTTGTAGACATTGATTCAAAAGATCAGGCTGAATTATTGAGAGTCGCCACAAGACTCATGGAATTGGGTGTTGTTACTCCTCAACAAGGATTGGATATTTTCAATACTGGCAGATTTCCAAATTCAGAAGATATCGGAACGGTTCAAGATCAATTCGTCAGCGAAAGGAAAAAAGGTTATTATAATCCTTTGGTTGGTGGGGTTCCAATGATATCTCCTCCAGCTCCAAAATTGCCCGCAGGGGCTAAAGTGGCAGGTTTAGGGGGTCCAACTTCTCCAGTTGGTCAATCCGCTCCAGTTGCAAAAAATAACACACCTAAATCTGCTGGAAGACCTCCAGGTAAAAGCGCAAATCCGTCAAAAACAATAAAGGGTTACTCAAGAGTTAACATTCAAGAAGTTGTGGGTAAAATTGAAGACCTAACAAAGAAAATTGAAGAAGAAGTAAAAGCTAAATATAAAACAGAGGAATTAAATGATGCTCAAAAATTAATTGTCGAACAATTATGTGAGGCTGTTGTGTGCGCGTGCGAGATTAACGAATGGGAAGAGAAGGTTAAAACATGTGTAAATGATATAAACAATATTCAAGAACTTCATGCGAAGGAAGAGGTTTTAAATATATCATCTGAACATCAATTAATGACTTATCCTTCAGCAATTCTTTATCACTCAGAAAAACTATAATGAATTTTAAATATAAAACCGAATTTACATTTGCCGACATTAAAGTTTCAAACTTTAATATTAAAGATGGAATCTCAAAGGCATCATTAGATAATTTAATTCCGTTAATTCCAAATTCTGAGATTAATTTTGATGAAAATATAGATTTATTAGGAGTTGCATTTAATGCTGCGGTTATAAATAAATTTAATAAAAACGATGATGGAATTGATACTGATACTGCTTTAAGAATCGTAAATCTTTTCAAGCATAAGCCAACAAATATAGAACATAAAAAAGAAAAAGTTGTTGGCCATATTTTGACTGCTGGTTTTAGTAAGATTGGCAGTAGTGAATTATTTACTCCTACATCATCAGAAAGTGATCCGTTTAATATAGCTTTAGGAGCTGTAGTTTATAAGTTTGTAAATAAAGATTTTGCTTCTGCATTAGAAGATTCAACGAATCTCGACAGTAATTTATATAATAAAATATCAACAAGCTGGGAATTAGGTTTCAATGATTATAATATTGCAGTTGGATCAGATAACCTAAAAGAAGCAGAAATCATCACTGACGAAAAGCAAATTAAAGAACTAAAAGGAAAATTAAAATCTTATGGAGGTTCTGGTAAGTTAGATGATGGAACAAAAATTTATAGATTAGTAGTTGGTGATGTTTATCCTTTGGGAATTGGTTTTACTACAACTCCAGCTGCAGATGTGAGAGGAATTGTAGTAAATTCAATGCAAGATAAAGAGATAATTGAGAATCCAACTGCAAAAGTTTTTTCATTTAAAAATCACTATTTAGTTAAAAAAAATTCACATTTAGAAAATGACGATGTAAAACCCCGAAAAGAAAGTATGAACTTAGAAACAGTTATGTCCGAAATTAAAGAGGCTCTTTTAGAGAAAAAGATTTCTCAAGAGGCAGCTGCAAACATGACTCAAACCTTTACTGACGCAATTAAGAAAAAGGATGAGGAATATAAAAATGAATTAGCTTCCGCCAAAGAAGCTGCCGAAAATGCTTTGAAAGAAAGAGCTGAATTAAAAGCCTCAATGGAAGAAGTTCAGAAACAATTAGCTGAAGCGCTTCAAAGACTTAATGAATATGAAGTTACCCAAAAAGCGCAGCAAGCATTAGCAACTTTTAATTCTCGCATGGAAGAAATTGATTCCATGTTTGAATTAGATGATGAAGATCGTCAAGTTTTAGCAGAAGATATTAAAAATCTTACTGATGACGAATCATTCGCATCATTTAAAAATAAACTTTCCGTTATTTGGAGAAATAAAAATAAACAAGTCAAATCTGAGCAAGATAAAGAAATTCAAGCTCGGATTGACGCAGAAGTTGAAAGAAGGCTTTCTAAAATGAATTCAACCTCATCAAATGATTCATCTGTTGAAGATATTTTAGATAAGGCTAAAGCTTCTAGTGGATCAACAATTCCAAATAACAACCATTCTTCTTCTAAGCCAAGTCAATCTTTATTTGAAAAGTTTTCCGAAGCTTTTAAGAAGGAAAATATTTTAATTTCTTAATTTTAACTAAAAAAACATATGGGAAAAAGACTCCTACCTTTCAGACAATATAGCGATCAAGATGTTATTAACATGTTCGCTTTAGACGAAGCCGTTCTTTCGGAAACAGAAAATATTACTGGATATCATTCTGGTGATGCTGGCGTTTTCGTTAAGATTTCAAATGGTAATTTGGATTTAGATCCAGTAACTTATGGCAGCAACGCTTACTTGGGTAAGGTTGATTATCCATTTGTTGGTTCTAATGGATATCCAAGTGTTAGCTTGAAAATTACTCCTGCTTCTGCAACAGATATCAGACCTTTGGGCTTAACCCTTTGGGAAACTGCTAAGTATGACGAAAACGGTCAGAAACTTATCTATTATCCTCAAAAGGCTCATGAGAATCAAGTATTGCTTCCAGGTCAATCCGTACCAGTAGCAACAAAAGGTATTTTCACTTTAACTGACAGAGCTTACAATAATACTGCTAACTGGGCTGTTGGAAATCCATTCATTTTATCAACTCAAGCTGGAAAAGTCACTGGTAAAGCAGTTGGATATCATCCAACTGGCACTTCAGATCCAGCTGTTTTAGGTACAATTTTAGCAACTGGAACTCGCGGAGCTAATGGAGCTACTATTGCTGATAAATATTCTGGCTCTTATTCCGTCATCAAACTTGGTTAATTTTTTAATTTAAAAAGATATGAAAATCTCTCTTAAAAGAACTCCCGAACAAATTGAATTAGTTAAAGCAATGGCTTCTAAAAATCGCGATGTCGCGTATGAAGCTCAAGTAGCTTTAGCTGCATTTCTCGGTCCTGTATTAGCTGAAGTCATTAATAATGCTCCAGTTCTATCCAATTTATTTTCTCCATTGTCTTTCAATGCAGAAGATAACCCTTCAATTCCTTTGGATTTGTACTACGACATTACTGATGAAGACTATATCACTGTATATAGTCAGCAAGTTCCTGGTGGTCTTCCAACTAACCAAGTATTGCCAACCACTGCGGAAATGAAGATTACTACATACAAATTGGACTCCGCCCTTAGCTTCGATAAACGTTATGCTGCAAAAAGCCGTATGGATGTGGTCAGCAAAACCTTTACCCGTATGGCTCAAGAAATCTTGGCCAAGCAAGAAAGAACTTCTGGTAATTTGATTTTGTCCTCATTGGCAGCTGCTGAGACTAACGGCAAGAAACACGTTCAACGCGCTAATGCGACTGGTCGTTTCTTATTGCAGGATATGAATGAATTGTTGACTCTTTCTCGTAGAGTCTTCACTTCTTTCACTGGTGGCACAATGCCAACTGGTCAAGCTGGAATGGGTGTAACTGATCTCATGATTTCTCCAGAAATCGAGGAAGAACTTCGCGCAATGGCCTACAATCCAATCAATACCAAGGGTAATGCAATCGGTGGTGGAGCCAGCGGAGACGATGCTCGTAATACTGCATTCGTTACTGCTCCTGAGGCAGTTCGCGTTGGATTGTTTAATGGTGGCGGTGTATCTAGCTTCTATGGTGTTAATTTAATGGTATTTAATGAATTTGGTGTTGGACGTAAGTTTAATACAATTTTTGATACTGTCGCTGGAACTACAGCATACACCAAAGCTGATGGTACGGGCAGCAATGCTTTCGGCGCTTCTGGAACTGATGAATTGATTCTTGGAATTAATCGTAATCGTGAATCCTTGATTCGTGCGATTGCTGTTGATTCTGAAACTGGTTCTGAATTCTCTTTGGTCGCTGATGATCAATACAGCATTCGCCAAGGCAAAATCGGTTATTTCGGTTCTTTAGAAGAAGGTCGTATGGTTCTTGATAACCGCGCCCTTTTCGGAAAAATCGTAAATCGCGCCTAATATCAGTTAAAAGTACTTAAAATTTGGCCGCTCCTTTAAAGAGCGGCCATTTTTTTTATTATATAGTGTAACTATTTTTATGGCCAAACTACAAGATCTTGAGGTAACTAACGGCAAAGACTTTATAAAAAAGCAAAAAGGATTAGAGGAATTACTTGGAATTGACAAAATTAGTCCATTTGGAACATATGAATTAGAAGTTTTTGAAGATAATTTAAAACACGCAAATCAAGCTGATTTGCAAAAACTTGCGCATAGAGTTGGATTAAATCCATTTTTGGATAGAAGTCGATTGAAGGCTTCTTTGATTAAAGAGTTTATTGCTTATTCAAAAAATTTAAGAAGAGCTACAATTCCACAGCCTCAAAAACAATTAAAACTTGATTCAAATAATCCAAATCATGCAGAAGCTTTAAAAATTTTAGGAGAAATTTAATGAGCGAAATTAGCGATTTAGCAGATTCAATTTTTGCTTCTGAGTTTGATTCAAACACAGATGCCGTAAATTTATCTTCATTAAATGCTTGGTTGGAAGAAAACTTGGGTTTATTAAATACATTAATAAATACAAGTTATAGTGGAGTTAATCCAAGCATGGGTTTGGAAGAGAAAGCAATTTATAAACAAATTTATCTTTATAATTATTACGGAAAACAAACTAGAAATGTATTAAGGGGAATTGTCTCTACAACTTCTAGCGATAATATTTTAATGGTTGCAGATGGTGATAATAGAATTCAATTTGCCAATAAAAACGAAATAAGTAAAACCTTTAGAGATTTAGCTAGAGATGCAAAACAATCTTTAGATATGATGGTTTCAAAATATAATATATATGCATCCAAACCTTTACAAGTAGGAGGAATTGAAACTAAACAAGTACAATTAAATGAAGATTTACCAGCTGTAATTGAAAATGCGGGTGATTTATCTGGCGTATTGGATGGGGGAATAGATAATTAATTGAAAGTGTAAGAGTTAATACTGTCATGTCTAGTACTCCATTTAGATTCGTTCAGAGAAGAACTACGATTTCTGGAAGAGTCCCATCTACATCTAGCCTTTTAACTGGAGAAATATTACTTCAATTAGCTGACGGTACAATTTATTTTAAAGACGCTTATCAAGATAAATTACATACAGTAATAACTGATGCGTCTGGATTCGGTTTAAATAAAATAAAATTTAGTGGAGCTTCATCTGGTCAAATTCCACTTTGGGATGGCGGTAAATTTATTCCATATGGTACTGGAGATTTTGGATCTAATTTTAATTTAGATACATCTTCTTTTGTTTTAACTGGTCAAACTGGACAGTTTGTAACAACTGGTCAAACTGGGAATTTTGGAAATACCATAAATAATTATTATAGTTCCGCAGAAACTATTTTAAATACTGGATATGGTTTAAATTCCATTCAGCAAACTGGATCAAATAATACATCTTCTGGAACTTATTCTGTTTCTGTTGGTTCTGGCAATTTAGCAAAAGAAGATTTTTCTTTTGCATTAGGTAAGGAGGCTAAAACTTCTCAATTTGGAGAATTTGCATTTTCTAATGGAAGCTTTTCAGAAAAAGGAGATTCGCAATATTCTTTAGTGATGGGTAGAGCTATTACAAATAGCTCAACTCCTCAGAAAATTTTAATAAATGGTTCTGATAAAATTGTTGAATTGGATTTAGGTTCTACAGTTTTTTTTACGGCAAATGTTGTTGGAAATGGTGGAGATAAATATATTTCAAATGAAATAAGAGGAATTGTAAAAAGATTGCAAACTGAAGGAAGTCAAATCTCTTTTGTAAATTCTCCTAGTAAAAGTATATTTGCGCTTTTACCAAATGGATCAAACTATTCAGTAAATGTTAATGTTTCAACTTTAGACAATTCTTTAAAAATAGAATGTATTGGAGATTCTTCTGAAGAAATGTTTTGGTTTGCGAAAATAGATTTAATTATACTAAAAAAAGTAAGTCCATATCAAAATATTTATTTTAATAGTCAAGTTAATTTTGATTACTTTAATACTTCATTTTGGTTTTCTGATAATTCATACACTATTCCAAAAAATTCTCTTCCTAATATAAATTCGGATGTAATAATAAGTGGAGGAAATGCTTTAACTGTGAATATAGATAATCAATCGTGGGTGACGCCACATTTAATAAATACTTTAAATGTTTCAAATCCATCTGGAATTATTTTGACATCTGAAAATAATAAAAATTTTAATGGAATCATATTAGGTAATTCAAGTTTTAGCGGAGTAAACATAGTTTAATTTATGGCGATATTAAGTGGGAATATTATTTTTCGTGGAACTTCAAAAAATTTTCTTGTTAAAGAAAATATTTTTGGAACTGGTTATTTTTATGATGATTCTGAAAATATAGGTTCTATATGTTGTGTATATTTTTATAATAATTCTAAAAACTATGGAACAGTATACAATTCACAATTTACTGGTTTTTCTGTTAATTCTGGAACTGTTTTAAATAATAATGAAATTAAATTCGCTGGAAGCTCAATAAATTCTGGAGTTATTTCTGGATCAGCTTTGTTTTTAGATACTTCTGCTAATAAAGGCATTATTAGCGGAAATGCATTATTTGCTTCAACAGCATTTACTGGAGGTATTATAATTGGATCTACTGGATTATATGTTCCAATTATTGGAGCGTTAGATAATTATACAACTACTCAAATTAGTAATTTAACAACTACTGAAGTTTCTAATTATACAACTTCAGATATTGCCTCAATAACCGAAACTCAAGTTCCATTTCTTGCTCCATTAATTTTCGACGCTTTAACTTCAACACAAAAAGCTGCCTTCTCCACAAGCGTATATGCTGTGCTAACCACGGCTCAATCTAGTAATTTCAAACCAGAAGACTTTACTGCACTCAACACGGCGCAAAACGCCGCACTGTCCACAAGCATCCTTAGCGCGTTGACTACGGCCCAAGCCGCAGGCTTGGAGCCAGAAGACTTTACTGCGTTTAGCACCGCACAAAACGCCGCGCTATCTACAAGCGTCTTTGGGGCGTTAACTTCAACGCAATCCGCTGGTTTGCAAGCCGAAGACTTTACCGCACTCAGCACGGCGCAAAACGCCGCGTTGTCTACAAGCG